TATCAACAGTTACACCACCTAGTCCAGTTAGGTTACCCTCTAGAGATGTTGTAAGCCTAGTAGATGCAGGAATAGACTCAGCAACTATACAAAATCTTTTATTTGAAAACATAGGTGCAACAGAACTGGTTAAATTTACCAGACATGACACGGTAGATGGAATAAATCCATATTATGATATCATTTCTAATCTATCAGATATAAAAAGAAAGTATGACCCTGCTAGTTTAATATCTGTTCAAAAACCAGAGTCTTCTTATTTTGATATATATACAATTAAACTAGATCAAAAAATACCAGACCAATCATATTTAGATGAAAATAATCTAACAGACTATGTTTATTTAGATACTAATGGAAACTTGTCTATAGAGTTAACCAACTTAGCCTCAGATGAAATTATGGAAGTACAAATAGACTCAAATGGTACAATATATGAAGTGGGTGAAACAGAATAAATGATAACTAATAATGGAAAAGAAATTATCGCTAAGTACCTTTTAGGTCAAGCACCATCTTTTGCCTCCTATATAGCCGCTGGTTGTGGGTCAAGACCATTAGCAAATGAAGAAAGTCTTATTATTAGCCCTACTAAAAAATCATTAGATTTTGAAGTTTTTCGTGTTCCTATTTCTTCTAAAGGATTTATAAAAGAAGGTGGGGTAGAAAAGATAGTGTTTAAAGCAGAGATGCCAACAAATCAAAGATTTCAATTAACCGAAGTAGGACTATTTCCATCTCAATCAAATGCAATTGCTGGTAAGTATGATAGCAAACTTTTAGTAGCCTTTACACCATCAGAAATATGGTCTTATGTAAAAAACGGTTCTGCATCCCCAGTTCCATATTTAAATGAAGCATTAGATCAAGATAACGTTTTATCAAATATATCAGTAAGCCAGAGTGTTGCTTTTATAAACTCAGACTCTACAGTTTTTAATAACTCAAACAGAAAAACTAGACAAGAGCCACCTAGATATCTAAATAGATCTTTAATGGTAAGTGGAAGTACGTCTTTTATTTCTGAAAATTTTACTGTTAGTGAAGATTCTTATTCTATTGAAAACTCATCACTAAGTCTTGATTTAAGTCAAAATCTACCAACGGATCAAATAAAGTTAGCATTAAGTTTGATTAGTAAAACTGCTACAAACAATACTAATCCAGATAATGTTAGAATTGTTTTACAATTTGTTAATAACATATCTAATACAAATGTAGAGTCTCCTAAAGCACTTCTCAGAATAGATCTTCCAGCATCTAGTTTTACATCAAGTGGTAATCCAAATAGATATATAACAGTAACTAAAACGTTATCTGATTTTATTAAAGATGACACATTTTCATTTGCAAATATAAATTTAATAAAAATAAACGTTTCAGTTATTAATTCTGGGTCTGCTACACAAAACTATTTTGTGGTATTAGACGGCATTAGACTAGATAACATATCTACCGTAAATCCACTTTACTCTATGATTGGATATAACGTTATAACTACTCAAAATGGACTTCCAATATTAAAATCTGAAAACACTAATAACTATGTTGAATATAGATTTGGCATAGGCGTTGATGGATAATGGCAAAATTTACAATACCTTTAAAAAATCTTCCCCCACCAGACAAAAATGGAAACCATTTATTAAGATTTAGAGTAACAACAGAAGATAGAAACAGTATTTCTGAATGGTCAAAAATTTTTAAAATAGAAAGTTTAGGCCAGATAGATCCAGAACAGGTTGAATCAAACGTAACAGCCTTAACAGAAAATGGACCTTTTGAAATAACCTGGAAAGGTGATGTTGTAACATCCGTATCTTCTGAAGCATCTACAGTAAACGAATCTCAACAATATGATATTTTTGTAAAATGGGATACTGATCCTTTTTATTATTTTGGAAGAGTTACTGGCAACAAAGTTGTTGTATACAAAGAACCAACAGCCTCATCCATGAGAGTTGTTGGACATTTACCAGTTCATCCATCACCAGAGGAATCATCGGTAAGGTTTCAAATATTTGATACAGGAACGGTAGTATTATAATGACATACCCAAGAGTTTACAGTTCCCTAACTGGGCAATGGACAGAATTATTTCAAGAAGCCGTTAGCATAGAAACAGTAGGCGGTATAGAAGTTTCTTCTCCATTAAACAATGACATATTAAGATACAATACTTCTTCTGCAGCATTTGTTAATACTTCTATAGAAAATTTATTATCTGGTAAAAATATTTCTACCTCTACTTTAACTACATCTGGAGTTGCTAATTTAAATAGTGCTTCAGTAGTAAACAATGCAAGTGTTGGGGGAAACCTTGTTGTTGGAAGTAGTTTAACCGTAAACGGTGTTTTAATTACAGGAGCCTCCTCATCTGCAACTGTTACGACAGAACAGATTCAAGATGCTGCAGGATCTTTATTTGATCACGCTTTTCATACAAATATCACAGCAACTTACGATGACGCTAACAACAGGATATTACTTTCTGCTTCTGCTTCGTCTGCTTCAGTAACTGTCACAACAGAAGAAATTCAAGACGCAGCAGCCCCTTTGTTAAACCACGCCTTTCACAATAACATCACAGCAACCTACGATGACGCTAACAATAGGATAATTTTATCAGGATCTGCTTCTTCAGGCTCAGCAAGTATGTCTACTGAAGATGTTCAAGACATTGTTGGTCCAATGTTTGCACATTCAAATCATACAAATGCTTCAGCAACTTATAATGATGGAACTGGTCAAATATTAATATCAGTTGCAAGTCCAACAAGTGGAGCGGATCAAACAAATTTTTATGATGTAGTTAGAGATTATGGAGCAATTGCTGGAGAAACAAACTCTGCAACTAAAATTCAAAATGCTTTAAATGCAGCAAGAGATGCTGGTACAGGAATAGTTTATATTCCAGCGGGAACATATAATATTGAAAGTACTTTACAAATATTTTCTGGAACAACACTATATCTAACACCTAAAACAGTTATATTTAGACAATTTGCAACTTCTCCACTACTTGCTAATGGTGCTTTTGGTGCTAGTTATTCTGGGTATGGTGGTCAAAGTAATATTAGAATTATTGGTGGTATTTGGGAGTCTAGGGGACAAGCATATCCAATTGAACCAGCAATGGCTCTTAGTATTGGTCACGGTACAGATATATTAATTAAAGATTTAACTATATCTAATACTGGAGGATATCATGCTATAGAAGTTAACTCAAGTAAAAATGTAACAATAGAAAATTGTAAATTTACTGGATTTAAGGATACTGGGAATAGAGGATATTCAGAGGCTATTCAAATTGATTTAGCAAGAGAAGGTCTTTTTGGGTGGTTTGGAAGTTATGACTTAACTCACTGTAGCGATATTACTGTTGCTAATTGTTATTTTAGTTCTTCAGGAACTGCTGGAACTACAGCCTGGCCAACAGGAATAGGAACACACTCTTTTGAAGCGGGGCAGTATCATAAAAATATTAAATTAATTAACAATACCTTTGAAGGATTAACACAATATGCAATAAGAACATATAATAATTATGATGGTTTGTTAATTCAAGGCAATATTATTAAAGATTGTTTTGGTGGAATAGCGGTTGGCCCAGATAACGATGCAGATTTTACCGTTACTACTGGCAGCACAATGCTTGGATACTCAGACAGTCAAACGTCATTTAATGTAACAATATCGGATAACTCAATTGATAACACTGGAACAACAGGAACTAATGGTATGTGGATAATTAATGCTCAAAATGTTAACATAGTAAATAATAGAATTAAAGGATTATCTAGATCAGGAAGTAGCCTTGCTGACGGCATACTTTGCGTAAAACTTGTTAATGGAATAATATCTAACAATAATTTACAAGATATAGGCGATGACGGTATAGATGTTAGAACTGATTCTACAAATGTTTTTATATCAAACAATTTAACTACAGACGTTTCTCAAACCACTAATAATACTTTTAGACATATATACTTAAATGATAATGCTGATAACTGTTCTATTGTATCCAATAGAGGATATAGAAGTGGCGGCAACATAGCAGCCCAAGGACTTAACTTTACAAGTACCTCTAATAATTTAAGATATTTTGGTAATTATTATGGATCTTCAGCAACTACTGCGGTATCAGATTCTTCGGTAGGCTCTAGTACCTCTACTACTAACGCCTAACATGGTATACTAGATTATTATGGGTGCAATTTCATTACCAGAGCGTGGGCAGCCACTAGACGTTAACTATATCTATGACATGGCTAATCAAATTAACAACCTTACAAACACAGTAAGCATCAGGTCAACAACCTCATCAAGAATAAATGAAAATTCTGATACCACTAGTAATTTAAAAATTTATGCAGCAAATAAAACCTTAAGTACTACCAATGCTTCTGGAAATACTACTGAGTCTTTCTTTTTTACATATCCAGAATTTAAATTTGCACCAGTAGCAACAATTACCGTTATAAACAATAGTGGATCTACAGTAGGAGATGACATATCTCACACCTTAAGAACAGTAACCACAACAAGGGCTGAAGGTATTGTAAGATTTGGAACTTCTGGTGCGGTAAATCTTTCTATAAGTATCATTGCTATAGGCATAGCCCCATAGATTATGCTATAATTGGCAAATTATGGTTAATATAGTTAAAGATACAGAAGTAAGATGTACTAAATGTAATGGAAGAGTTCTAGTAGATAGAGTATTCTTATCCTATGATCATTTAGAATTGTACTGTATGAAGTGCGGAAAACGTTGGATGTATAATCATCCAGATAGGCATGGCGAAGTTGCACAATGGATAATGAAAGCAGAAAAGGCAAGAGCAAAGGTAACAGGAAATCCAATCTAGATAATCCTATTAAGCCTAGTTCTACAATATTTTTTATCAATAAAGATTTAGTGAGAATAATTCATTTTAATAGAGCCAACGACATATGTCAATTTTATAATTTTACACAAGATAAACAACAGTCTATGGTATATTCTGATTTTAAAAAACATAGAAAAAGAGCGTATACAGTTATAAATACCGCTAGAATTTTTAAAAGATCAAAGGTTCAACTGGAAAGATGGATTGAAAAAGAATTAATAGGTCCACCAACAGGTGCTATTGCTGGAGGAAAACGGACATTTAGAAAAATGTCTTATTATTCTGAAGATGACCTATTTACAATTCGCTCAGTTCTTGCTACAATACATATAGGCAGACCAAGAAAGGACGGATTCGTGAATCCAAGCAAAGATGTTCCCACAGAAAGGGAGTTGCGTTCTTTAATAGGAGATGCTATTATGTTATATACGAAAACTAAAGATGGGGAATTCGTCCCTGTCTGGGCCGAAGAAACGTGGTAAAAATGTCAGATCAAACAAAAGTATCAGTTACGTTAGGTTATACATTAAATTTAGGTAATTTTCAAAGTTTAAGATTAGATATTGGATGTACAGACTCATTGCGTGAAGGTGAAACAGAAGACACAGCAATGGAACGTGTATATGAGTTTATCGAATCTAAATTAGTAAATAAAATTGAGGAAGCCAAGAAAGAACTAGAGTAGTGGTAGAAAAGAAGTACAGATTTGCTTTATTAACTAGGTTTAAAAAACTTGCTACTCAAAAAAATATAGATACTAATATAAACATACATATAGAGCAATGGGCTGCAGATTCATTAATTGAATCCTATACCCTTGAAAAATGTTATGAAATGTTAGATTATTACTTTAGGGTATCAGAAACTCCTAGTTGGAAGTGGTTTGCAAATAACGCAGATAAGTTATACAAGAACTTGCAAAACAAAAAAGAAGATGATAGAATTAGAGCGGTGCTTCGTCAACAGGCGAAAGATTGGTTGGAAAAATAATGTCAGCAGAACTAGAAGGCAAGGTATTATCTGCTGTATTAAAAGATAAACAGATACACATATTGTTACAAGCAAATCCAGATTCTTTATTTAAAACACATAAAGATGTTTGGGATTTTATTAGAACCTATCAAGAACAAAATAGTTCAGTTCCTCCAGTAAATTTAGTTGTAGAAAAGTTTAGAGACTTTGATCCAGTAGGTGAAATAGGTGGAACAAAGCACCACTTAGAAGAATTAAGAACAGAGCATTTGCAAAGTAGTTTAAGTAATGTTTTAATGGATACTGCAAACAAGTTAAAAACAAATCAACCAGTAGAAGCATTAAACAGTTTAATTACAAAAACTTCGGATCTTAAAAGAATCACTGCAGATATTAGAGACGTTGATGCTGTAGATGTTGAAGATGCAGTAGCACATTATAATCACGTAAAGGAATTACATGACAAAGGTATTCACGGTATTCAAACAGGTCTTGCTGGTTTTGATAACTATCTTCCAGCGGGTATTACTGCTGGTCAGTTTGGTATTCTTCTTGCTTATCCTGCTATTGGTAAGTCTTGGCTTGCATTGTTTATGGCTGTTCAAGCATGGAAGAACGGAAGAAAACCACTCTTTGTCTCACTTGAGATGACGGAAACAGAAGTTCGTAATCGTGCGTACACAATCATGGGTCAAGGAATGTGGTCTCATAGAAAACTAAGTTCTGGTGTAGTTGATACAGAAGCATTTAAAGTTTGGGGAGATAAACATTTAACTAACATGCCATCATTTCACATAGTTTCTAATGATGGACTTGGAGAAGTATCTCCATCAATTTTGCGGGGTAAAATAGATCAATATAATCCTGACATAGTATTCGTTGATTATATTCAATTAATGCAATCAAATAACTATACAGATAATGAAGTAGTAAAAATTAAAAACATATCTAGAGAGTTAAAAATTCTTGCTATATCTGAACAGGTACCTATTGTAGCCATTGCTTCTGCAACACCAGACGATGCTACAGACATGTATACCGTGCCCTCATTAGGACAGGTTGCATGGTCTAGACAACTTGCCTACGATGCTGACTGGGTCTTGGCACTAGGTCGTGCTGCTGGTAGCAGTATTTTAGAATGTATATTTAGAAAAAATAGACATGGGTTTTCTGGTGAGTTCATGATTGACATTGACTTTGATAGTGGTAGGTTTATGTATAAGGATAATGAGGGGGTAGCCTAAATAGCATTGATATAATTGACTTATGAATTACAATCATAAAGAGATAAAAAGATTTTCTCTATCGGGAGAAATTTATGATGACTCATTCATTCCAAGACTTAAAAGTCAATATGTTTCAATGATAGTAGACGGCATGAAGCATGATGGATACGTTCCAAGATACGATATTGACTCAGACTTTACAATTAGTTATAATGGTAAGACCTTTGATTTTGAATTATCAGTGTATGGAGTATACGTTGGAGAGAAGTCATCAACTTGGATAAATGGGGTAGACAAAAATATGCCGATCAAAACTACTACTCAGAAAATCAAGTAAAGCGTAGCCTAATAGCCTCTGGCATAACAATAGTATCTGAAGTAGAAACAGACTTTATCATATTCTGTCCATTTCATAGTAATACAAGATCTCCTGCTGGAGAAGTTCATAAAACCAACGGCATGTTTTATTGCTTTTCTTGTCAAGAAACAAAAGAGTTAACAGAAGTCATAATGGTTTCTACAAATAGATCTTATTTTGAAGCAGCAAGACTTATAGATTCTAAATCTGATAATAAAAATCTTATAGATAACCTTACTGAGGTACTAGAAAAGAAGCCAAACTTTGTAGAATATGATTTGAATGTTATAGAAGAGTTGCACAATAATGTATTTAAAAACCAAAAAGCAATAGACTATTATAAGTCTAGGGGCATTAATAAAGATAGTGTTAATAGATATAAGTTAGGATATTCAGATAAACAAGATATGGTTACTATTCCTGTACATACCCCAGATGGAATATGCATAGGGTTTGTTGGTAGATCGGTAGAAGGAAAGGTATTTAAAAATACATCTGGACTACAAAAAGGAAAGACATTGTTTAATTTACACAGAGCCAAAAGATATGAAAAGGTCTTTGTTGTAGAATCTTCGTTTGATGCAATAAGATTAGAGCAAGTTGGAGTCCATGCTGTTGCAACGCTTGGAGCAACAATATCTAAAGAACAAAGAAAACTTCTAAAACAATACTTCAATCAAGTAATAGTCTTAGGAGATAATGATGAAGCAGGAAAAAATATGTCTAATAAGATGTTGACATACTTTGGAACAGGTTGTATTGCTCCATCGTTACCAGAGGGTATAAAAGATGTGTCCGATTTGTCTGACAAAGATTTAAAAAACTTTGTAGATAAATTTGACGACTTGCTATCCTCTATGCTAAAATAGATGTAAGTCCACATACAGGACAAATACTAAGGAGAAATATGTCAATTATAAAAGGGTTAAAAAATATTGAGGCTGCAATTGATAAGCCTAAATATGATAACAGTTCAAAAGTAAAATGGCTAAAGTTAGATGATGGCCAAAGTGTACAGATTCGTTTTTTAAGCGAACTAGATGCAGACTCACCAAGTTATGACGAAAAGCGTGGTCTTGCAATTGTTGTTAAAGAACATACAAATCCAAAAGACTACAAGCGTAAAGCAGTAGATACAATGGAATCAGAAGGAAGAGACTGGGCAGAAGAAATGCACCGCAAAGATCCAAAGGCTGGATGGAGTGGTCGTTTAAGATTTTATGCTAACGTCTTAGTAGATGATGGAATTAATCCACCATACGTTTCTGTTTGGAGTATGGGTGTAGCAAAATCTGCAACATTCAACACAATTAGAGAATATGCTTCTGAATCAACAAGTATTTCTAATCTTACTTGGAAGTTAAAAAGAAATGGAAAAGGTACAGAAACAACATACACCTTTATGCCATTAAAGCAAGATGTAGAACCATTTGATTGGTCTAAGTATGAAGCATTTAATTTAGAAAATGCTTTAAAGAAAGTTCCATATGCTGAACAAGAAGCATTTTATTTGGGATTTGATAATCCAACTACGTCAACGTCTGTTGACTGGTAAATAACCGAAAGGCTATGGCTTGAATTACGCTCCATTACACGTTCATACACACTATTCATTAATGGATGGTGTTGCAACTCCAGAAGAGTATTGCAAACGTGCAAAGCAAAACGGTATGACAGCCATAGCCATTACGGATCATGGTGCACTATCTGGGCATAGACCTATGTATCGTGCAGCAAAAGCCGAGGGTATAAAACCAATCCTTGGTATAGAAGGATATATTACTCATAATAGATTTGATAAAAGAGATAAAGCAGAACGAGCAGGAAATCCATTAGATTTAATTTATAATCATATAGTTATCCTTGCTAAAAATCAACAGGGATTAGAAAATTTAAATAGACTAAATGAAATAGCATGGACAGAAGGTTTTTATAGAAAACCAAGAATTGATTTTGAAGTATTAGAAAAGTATAAAGATGGCCTGATTGTTTTATCAGCCTGCATGTCTGGTTTGATTGCAAAAGCAATAGAGTTTAAAGAATATGCTGAAGCAAAAAGATTATTAACTTGGTTTAAAAATACTTTTGGTGATGATTTTTATGTTGAAGTTATGCCACACAATTCTAAAGAATTAAATAATGAGTTACTAGAATTAGCAGACTCTATGGACATAAAGTCAGTAGTCACACCAGATTGCCATCACTCAACAGTAGATCAAAAAATTATTCAAGAGATTATGTTACTTTTAAATACACATGCAAAAATAGATAAAGATGCTAAATTTGAAAAGTCTCAAAAGATAGATGATCCAATGAAACGACTTGACTATTTATATGGAGAAGATCGTCAAATGTCATTTAGATCATTTGATATCCACTTACTTTCATATCAAGAGATGAAACAACAAATGAATATGCAGGGTATAAAGAGAGAAGATATTTATACTAACTCATTAGAAATAGCAGACAAGATAGATGATTATGATATTGTTAGTGGCCTTGACTTACTCCCTACAAAAATAGATGACCCACACATGGGTCTTGTAGACCTAGTG